AAGTCGACGTAGCCCTTGCCGAACGTGCTGGTCGCCAGGTTGATCGCCGCGGTCTCCTGGCCGGCGTCGTGCAGGCGCTGGATCTCGGTGACCGTCTGCTGTAGACCGGTGACGGGATCCTGCCCATCCTTGGCCAGGTTCTTCAACGCCAGACTCAGGCCCGTCGATGTCTTCTCCGCGTCGAGGCCCGCGTCCTCGAAAGCGCCCAGCAGCCCGGCGGTTTGGCCGAAGTCGAGGCCGAACTGCTGCGCCGTCTTACCCGCCTGCTGCATCGTGGTCAGTAGCGAGTTGATCGGAACATCGGTGTCCTGCGACATCGTCAACAGGTGGTTGAGCGCGTCGATCTGCCCTTCCACGCCGTCGATGTCGAACAGCCGGAACGTCTTGCCGAGTTGCTTGGTGTCGACCGCTTGCCCGGTGACCTGCTGCAGGCTGGCGACCTGCTCGGTCATGCGTGTCAGGTCATCACCGGTCAGGTGCAACGACTGCGACACCCCGCCCGCGATGTTCCCGATGTCACCGAGGGAAACCGCCGTCGTCTGGCCGACCTTCTTGACCGACTCCACGATCCCGTCGAGCTCGTCGCCCATCTTGCCGGTGCGGCCGGTGATCCCGTCGGCGATGTCATCCCACTGCGCGCCAAGGTCATACAGTTGCTTGCCGACCGCGACAGCTGCGACACCGATGCCGGCGACGCCGAGCGCAGCCATGCCCGCGCTGGAACGAATCGTGGAGAAGGCCGCGTTGCCCGCGTTGCCGATCACGCCGAGCGAGCTGGTGTACTGACGCACCGCGTCGTCGATGCCCGAAGTGATTCCTGCGCGCAGCTCCCGACCGGCCGATTGCCCGGCGTCCCGTGCGCCGCCCGCGATCTTGCTGCCCAGTGTGCGGTTGAACGCATCACCGCTACGGTTCGCACTGTCGCCGATGTGACCTTCGATCTCGGAGGACACTTGGCGGGCCGACCGCTCATCGAGAGCGAGGACGACATCAGCGTGCAGAGTCTTGGCCAACGCAGTCACCGCCTCTCACTCAAAGCTGATGTCGGACTCGAATGTGCTGACAGAGCGCGCGGTTTCGGCTTCCTTGGTCGCACCCACCTCGTCGCGCGCCGCGGCGTCGATGGGGTCGAGGAACTCGAAGGGCTCAGTGTCGAAGCCCGCCTTGCCGTCCTCGCTGTTGGCCGCCTGGAACGCTGACCGCATGCGATAGGACTCGTTGACACCCTCAGCGATCATCTGTTTCCAGTCGGGCCAACGACCACCACGCTCGGCCGCCGTCTTGAATGCGGACTCCTCGGGCAGAAACTCGAGGATTTCGAGGAGTTCGTAGCTGGACAGGATCAGGTCGCCATCGGACCCGCGGGTGCCGCGCAACCAGTGTTTGATGTGCAGCCCTAGTGGCCGCAGATCACTCGCTATCTGCCTCGGAAACTGCCGCCAAATCCACTGAGCTATCAGCACTTTTCGAGTCTTCGGCCTGACGCTTGGCGATCTCCTCGCCCTGCGCGCGCCATACCGCCTTCACCATCTTCACCGACCCGCGTTCGCCGCCAACCGTGCCGGCCCGCAGGCGCGCGTAGGTTTCTTTCCCGAGGGCAACCTGAATCCTCTGCACATCCCACGGGGGGCTGACGCGAACGGTCTGCCCCGTCTTGGGATCGGTGCGGCGATAGGGGATCTTGAGCGCGCCGAGGGTTCCATCTGGGCCGTTTGGAAAGCGGTCGCAGGATTCCATGTCGACGTCCAACTGGTCGAGGGCTTCGAGCACATCGTCATCGAGTTCGCGGAGTGTGGGGTGGGGCGGAATCTCGATAACGGTGCCGTCATCGAGGCGCAGTCGTGTCGAATCGAACACTGTGGCGCCGTACTCACGCGCCTGCTCACGCGCCTGCGCGGCAGCGTCCTTGCTCTTGGTGGGCAGATCCTTGGGCTTCTCGTCGTCAGACATGGTGGGCTCGTTTCACTTTCGGGTGGGCTCGTTGAAGAACTGAGGTGACCGCCGGGCGAACGAGCCCGAACGCCCGGCGGCACCGACTCAGGACGCGGCGATGGTGGCGCTGTTCGACGCTGCCGTGTTCGCCGTCGCACCGTTGGTGCCCGTGGCGACCGCGCGGAACTTCGACGCACCCGCCGCCGCGGCGAACTGCAAGGTGATGGTGTCGCCCGACAGCGACTGGCTCGTCGGGGTGATCAGCGATCCCCACGTTGTGCCGCCATCGGTGGACTGCTGCACCTTGTAGGTGAACGGATCACCGGCACCCGTCGCGCCGTCGAACGCCAGCGAGGCATGCAGCGCGGTCGTGGCCGTGGCAACCGGTGCCGACCCGGCGAACACCGGCAGACCGCCGAGGGCGACATAGCCCGGGCCGCCATAGACGCGGAAGGTCGGGCCGATCGGCTGATAGATGCCGTTCTTCTTGCCCATGGTGATGTTGTCCGGCGTGGGCAGGAAGGTGATCTCGGAGGTCCGCGGATCCTTCTTGTCCATCTTGGACTTGCCAAGATCGTCCTGCTTGCAGTACGTCACGATGTCGCACGAGTACAGCGACAGCCCGTCGACCTTGCGCTCACGGAAGAACAGGAACTGCCGAGCGGGGTTGTGGCCGCCGGGGCGGGAGCCGAAGATCGCGCCCGCCTGGCCCGGATCCTCCAACAGCCAGTTGCCGTCGTCATCCACCAGCGGTTCGCGATCGTAGAGCCGCTGCACCCACGGGGCGTTGAAGTCGATCGGCGTCACGCTGAACGGATGCGACAGCTCCGTGATCTCCGAGTAGTACGGGTAGATGTCCTGCACGATCATCACGTGGCTCGTGGTGACCTTCGGGTTGAACGACGGGCCGTCGCCATCCTTCTGTGGACCCAGGTGAACGAAGCCCTGATTGTCCTCGGTGTTGGTGATCACGGTTCCGGTGTCGGAGTCGCGAAGGATCTTGAACAGGTCACCGCGAATCTTGTTGTCGGCGCTGAACGGCCACCACCGGATCGACCCGTCTGGGTTGTGCGGCGACAGGTTGGTGGCAGCACCGCGGGCGTCGCGGAACGCCACGGCGACGGCGGTCCCGACCTCCAGGTATTCGGGTGCCCGGAACTCCAAGCCAGCACCGACCCAGTCAGTGCCCTCTTCCACTTGCGTCACAATGACGCTCCCTTCGTAGAGATGGGTTGAACACCGAAGTCCGGTGCGTTGAAATGTGCGGCCAGGTCGCCGCGCCACCGACCTGATGTCAGGCCGGGACGAATGTTGGTTGCGCTACAGGGCAGATACGCGCGAGATGCCGAGGCGGTACTCGGACACGAAGCGCGTCACCACCGACTCGGCGCCGTACGGTTCCTCATGGGCGGCCGAGACGATCTCGGCCCAATCACAGTGCGCGACACGGCCATCGGCCATGACGGTGTTCCAGCCCGGATACTCGACGAGCATCTGGAACCGTTCATCGGTCCGGTCGGCCTCGCGCGCCGCGTCGGAGTACGTCACGCCGAACGTATGCACCCAGATCAGCGGCTGGTCGCTGTCGACGGTGCGGGCGCCCGAGATGCGTTGCACCGCGCGGTATGGCTTCGGCAAGCCCGTCGCCCACATCTTCGCCCCGATCGCCGCCGGCGTGGTGATCGGCAGATACCAGGCGGTCAGGAACGCGACCGCGTTGATCGACTTGGTGCTCAGCTGCTGCGGGGCGGTCACTGGGCGAAGTACTCGATCGCCTTGGCCAGCGGCGCGTATGCCGGGTTATGGATCGACCCGTATTCCATGAGGTTCGCAATGTCCGAGTTGGAGCCAACCTGGCCGACGCCGCCGGTGGCTTTTGTGACCTCCCACGAGTCGCGGAACTCGCCCGTGTCGACCGGCGAATACTCCTGCAGCACGGGGATGACCTCGTCCCGCATGAAGGCATCCACCTCGGGATCAAACTCGCCGTCGGCCGTGGCTTCGGCGAACGTCTCGGTGAGGATCACTTCGATCTCCTCCGGTGAACTCGACATCAGCCGGCCTCCCGTTCGCAGATGCAGAACACGTGATCACTGCGGCCATGAATGTCCTGTTCGAGGACGGCATCGCCGCGCATCACGTAGTCCAGACCGTTGTGCACCAGGCTGGCGCTCGATGGGATCGCCTGCGCACCATTGGGACACGCGATCGGTGCTGGTGCGCCCCCGTCATCAACAGCGGGGATCACATCGCCGCTGACGGGCAGGAACGCCCACGCAACCTCGCTGGTGGTGACGGTGAGGTTCTGCTGCTCGGATGGTGACTGGATCTCGAAGCACGCGGCGTCGACCCAGACGGTCTGCGTGGTGACGATCGGCTCGCCGAACTCGGTGTACGTCGGCTGGTCGTCGTCATCGAGCACCGGCAGGTCACGCTTGATGCCGACGCGCTGGTTGCCGATCGGGAACATGCCCACGGGTCAGTAGTCGCACTTCGTGAACGACCCCCGCGCGGCGGCGGTCAGCGGAATACCGAGCATCCGCTTGTGCTTCGGGAGCAGCAGCTCGTCGAGCAGC